GCACTAAATCTGGCAAACCCTCATCTAAAACAGGTGAAAGATACCTGCCAGAGAAGGCAATTAAGTCTTTAACCTCCTCTGAATACGCTGCAACGACAAGGGCTAAACGGCAAGGTAAGGCGGCGGGTAAGCAGTTTGTAGCCCAGCCCAAGAGCATAGCCAGAAAAACCGCAGGATTTAGATAGAAAGGAAAAGTGATGAGCATACTTACACATACCACCACATGCGCTTTTAATAAAGAAGGCCCGTGTAATTGTGGGTATCAAGACTTCATAGATGAATGCCGTGCTGAAGACAACAAAGAAATAATAGATCAGATTATGGCTGACGAAGAGCATGGCTTATAAGACCACAGATACAACCGACTTTAACCTAGACCTAAACGGGATGGTTGAAGAGGCATTTGAGAGATGCGGAGCAGAGCTTCGTTCCGGCTACGACATGCGGACGGCTAGGCGCTCACTGAACCTGCTGACGATGGAGTGGGCGAATCGCGGCATCAATATGTGGACTATAGAGCAGGGCAGTATACCGCTGGTATATACCACCCCAACCCCGACGATTACATACGATCTTCCGGTAGATACCGTAGACCTGCTTGACCATGTTATCCGCACGGGGACTAGCACCAACCAGAACGACATCAATATTAGCCGCATATCTGTTAGCACCTACGCATCCATTCCCAACAAGAACGCGACGGGTAGACCCATCCAAGTATGGATACAGCGCCTCACAGGGGCTACAGACTCGTCTGGCGCTACCGTCCCGCCCAACATCAACGTCTGGCCTAGCCCGGATAACAGCCAGACATATACCTTTGTTTACTGGCGTTTGCGCCGGATGCAGGATGCTGGAAATGGTATAAATGGGCAGGATATTCCGTTTCGGTTTATGCCTTGTATGGTGGCTGGATTGTCTTATTATCTGTCCTTGAAGATACCCGGCGCGGAAGGCCGCATCCAGATGCTAAAAGCGGAGTATCAAGAACAGTTTGAGATGGCGGCATCGGAAGATCGGGAAAAGGCTTCGGTTAGGTTTGTTCCAAGAGACATGATGGTGATGTAATGCCTACACCATTTGCTTCTGGCCGGAATGCAATTTCCGAATGTGATCGGTGTGGCTTTCGTTATAAATTAAAAGAGTTAAGATCGCTAATAATTAAAACCAAAAATGTAAATATTTTGGTTTGCCCAGAATGTTGGGAAGAAGATCAGCCTCAATTGCAGCTTGGGATGTACCCGGTTAACGATCCACAGGCTGTCAGGAATCCCCGCCCTGATAACAGTTACGTGACTTCAGGGGTGGGTAATGATGGGTATGCAAGTGGTGGCAGTAGAATCATCCAATGGGGCTGGAATCCGGTAGGTGGCTCTAGGCAGTTTGATGCAGCTTTGACCCCCAATAACTTAGCCCTAACGGTTAGTATTGGCACGGTTACAATAGCAGTTACTTAGGAGATTTAAATGAATCCAACACAAGTTAAGAAGATTGCTGACACAGAAGTAATGAAGGGCGTAAAAGGGCATGAGAAGCGTTTACACAACATGAAGAAGGGTGGCGTTACGTCAATGTCTATGAAGGCTGTAGGCCGTAACATGGCTCGTGCAAACAATCAGAGGGGCAAATAATGGCTGATAACAAACCAGCTTCTGCCTACGCCAAGCCACATACAATGACCGGCAAGTCCGTAACTGTTAGCAACAACCCCGGTTCTGGTAAAGACTTGAGTGAGCTTAAAAACCGGGTTATGAGTACCGGCAATGTCAGCACTTCGATGAACAACGAAGTTAAGACCTCTGGCATTCTAGTGCGTGGCGGTAAAGCTCAGACCAAAGGTCGTATGGCCCGTGGCCCGATGGCGTAATCATGGACTACTCAACGCTGTTTATAACAATTAAGGGTTACATAGAGAACGACTTTCCCGATACTGTCTTCTACGGCAGTGATGGGACTACGGTAACGACCCTGACTAGCGTTGAGCAGATCAATACGTTCATTGAGCTTGCTGAAGAACGGATATATAACTCCGTCCAGATACCGGCTATTCGCAAGAACCAGACCGGTTACATGACAAGCGGTAATAAATACTTGTCGCTACCTTCTGATTGGCTAGCTACATTCTCTCTGGCGGTAATTAACCCAACCACAAGCGCACAGAGCTTCCTGTTGAATAAGGATGTCAACTACATCCGTGAAGCATTTCCTACGCCTAGCGCCACTGGAGAGCCAACGCACTACGCTCAGTTTACTGATTCTTCTCTTATTATCGGCCCAACACCAGACGCGTCATATCAGGTAGAGCTTCATTATTACTACTACCCTGAGACGATTGTTACCGCTGGATCGACTTGGCTGGGTAACAACTTTGAAACCGCGCTGCTGTATGGGTCGCTACGTGAAGCGGCTGTATTCACCAAAGGTGAGGCAGATATGGTGGCTAATTACGAAGGTAAGTATCAAGAGTCTCTTGCGCTGCTCAAACAACTTGGCGATGGTAAAGACCGTCGTGATGCCTACCGTAGTGGGCAGGTTAGGATACCGGTGCAATAATGGCGTTTACTGGTAATTACACAACCAACGCCTTTATCTTGGGGATGCCTAGCGGGTCATATAACTTTGCTACTGGCACTTCGGACGTATACAAGATTGCCTTGTATACCAACGCAGCTACGCTTGATGCATCAACTGCTGTCTATACCGCTACGGGCGAGGTTGTAGCGTCAGGCTATACGGCTACGGGGTATACCTTAACTGTTAGCACAGTCCCGGTTGTTTCAAGCAATGTAGCGTATTGGTCGTTTGATAACGCTTCTTGGTCTGGTGCCATTACTGCTCGTGGCGCACTGATCTATAAAGTTAGTGGCGGCACAGTCTGTGTGCTGGACTTTGGCGCAGACAAGACTTCAGCCGCAACTTTTACGGTTCAGTTTCCTACGGCAAATAGCACTTCAGCCATCATAAGGATTGCGTAATGCTTGTCACTACAACCAAAGGCGAGATGGATGATTCTTTGCTTGTCAGGAAAGACGGCAACATGGAAAACGACAACGAGAAGACTTCGTGGGTTGAATACTATTCAGGTGACGAGCTTGTTCACCGCTCTGTCCATGTGGAGCTTAAAAACCCGCTTGTCGCTGAAACAACTTTAGGAGAAATGTAATGGCTAATACTCAGGCGATGTGTACGTCGTTTAAAGGCGAACTACTTACCGGGACGCATAACTTTGGCGTTGCCCCAACGCGTGGATCAACTGCTGCTGACTCGTTTAAAGCGGCTCTGTATCTAGCGTCAGCTACGGTTAATGCTGCAACTACAGCTTACTCTGCGACCAATGAAGTGTCTGGCACGGGTTATACGGCTGGTGGTGTTGCGGTTACCAATGCTACGGTTCCTGCGATTTCAGGCACCACGGCTTACTGGACTTCTTCCGCAAGTATTACCTATACGACAGTTACGCTTTCAACCGCGTTTGATGCTGTCCTGATCTACAACAGCACTCAATCAAACAAAGCTGTATCGGTTCATACTTTTGGCTCGCAGACGGTAACCGCAGGGACTTTCTCTCTGACTATGCCAGCCAACGCGCCCAGTACTGCACTGCTTAATATTGCTTAAAGGTATGAATCATGGCACTTATTTTAGCTGACCGTGTAAGGGAGACATCCACTACAACGGGTACTGGAGCATTAACACTAGCTGGAGCGGTTGTTGGCTACCAAACATTTTCTAGTGCGATTGGCAACACCAATACGACCTACTACGCTATATCCAATCCGGGTGTAGCTGAGTTTGAAGTAGGTATTGGCACGTACGCAACTTCTGGTAATACCCTCACCAGAACGACAATCCTCAAATCATCCAACTCTAACAATGCGGTAAACTTCAGCGCGGGAACCAAGGACGTATTTGTTACCTATCCCGCTACCAAGTCTGTGTATCTGGATGCTTCTAACAATGTGGGGATTGGGACGAGCGTTAATAGCGTATATGACGGAGTAGCCCAACCAAGACCTCTGGTTGTTCAAAGTGCAAGCGCAACTACAGTTCAATACGACAGCACAAACGCAATTGTTATCTGTAATAGCGATACAACAACAAACAACGCGTCTCAGCTAAACTTTGCAGCTATTACTGGTGCAAGTACAAACCAATATACATCTGCTGTTATTAGTTGCATATACGGCACAAGAACAAACACTTCATACCCAGCAGGCATATTAACTTTTGCAACAAGTACGGTAACCCAAGCACCCGTAGAACGTATGCGTATCACCTCCGCTGGCGACGTGGGGATTGGGACTACTGCGCCAAACGTAAATCTAGAAGTTTATAACGCGACTTCAGTTGCACAGAGATTGACCGCTGGTTCAAACATATTTGAGTTTATCAATAACAGCACAGAAAACCGTATATCAGCTATTGCAGCACTTCCTCTTACATTTAGAACATCAAATACTGAGTATATGCGTATTGACTCCAGCGGCAACGTAGAGATCGGTATCACCACAGCCGCACCAGCTAAATTTACTGTTAGCGGCCAAGGTGGTTCAAATGTATGGGTGCAAAATAATATCAACACTGGCACTGGTGCAATAGTAAGTCTGGCTTTCTCAAATGCCAATGGCTTAGTTGGGTATGTTCAGACATCAGGGTCTGCTACTTCTTATGTTACATCCTCAGACTACCGATTAAAAGACAATGTAACTCCTATGACGGAGGCATTGGCTAAAATTTTAGAACTTAAACCCGTTACATATAAGTGGAAAGTTGATGGCTCTGACGGTCAAGGATTTATAGCGCACGAGCTGCAAGCGGTTGTTCCCGACTGCGTAACTGGCGAGAAAGACGCAACTCGTGAAGAAGAATACGAAGTGTCTCCATCTGTTCCTGCTGTTGTAGATGCAGAAGGAATAGAAACAACCCCTGCGGTAGAGGCTGTTAAAGGTACTCGCACAGTTCCTTCTTATCAGGGCGTTGACACATCATTTTTGGTAGCAACACTTACTGCGGCAATTCAGGAACTCAAGGCTATCATTGACACGCAAGCAACCCGCATAGCCGCACTGGAGGCAAAATGAAAACTACATACACAATCGCACAACTAGACCGTCAAACAGCCGATGGATTGGTAACCACAGCCCACTGGAGAGCAGACGCTATTGATGGCGAACACTCTGCGGGTTCTTACGGATCAGTAGGCTTTGAGCGTGGAGATACATTCACTGCTTACGAATCATTGACCGAAAGCCAAGTTATTGCGTGGGTAAAAGAAAAGCTGGATGTTGAAGCTATGGAAACGAGTTTTGCCGCACAGATCGAAGCAAAGAAAAACCCCGTAGCCGCCGTAGGAGTGCCTTGGTAATGAAACTTGACCTAGAAGCAAACGAAGTGCAATTCATCCTGAATATGCTGGGCGAACTGCCTTCAAAGACAGGTTGCTTTCCTCTCATTGTGAAGATACAGAGCCAAGCACAACCCCAAGCCGAACCACCGGAAAAAGAAATTGCGTTTTTGAAGGAAAATAATGGGAACTAACGCATTTACCGCAATGGGTAATACCGTTACTTTTACCGCAAGTACGGCGGCTCCTACGGCAGTCCAAGCGGTATCTTCTAGTCTTGGCGGCAATCAATATCGAATCATAAATGCAGGTCTGGTTACTGTATTCCTTGGTTATGGAACTACAGCGGCATTGGCAAATACTAACGCTACTGTAATAACTACCACCGGAGCATCTATTCCTATCATTTCCGGG